AAGATTTTGATACTCTTTTCTTAAAGATGTTTTTCCTCTACCATCCAAGTCCTGTCCTGTTGCTGATTCACCTCCTCCTGCCTCTTTAATGAGGTTATCAGATAGAGTACCAGCAAATGTAGTTTGAGCATTTGTTTCACCATAGGGAACTGGTCCTTCAGGTAATAAACTAATCACAGATTCATCAAAGTTCCATACAAAAATCATCTTAACAGAATCATGCTCATACTTCTTAAGCACTTCTACCTTCTTTGCTTTAGCTCTTTGACTAGATGCTGCATCTAATATCTCAAATACAAAAGGATTGATAGGTAACTCAGGAATAGGAACTACCTTCTTTGGTGCTCTAGTCTTCTTCGTCGCTGTCTTCGTTGTTGTCATAATTGTTTTCAATTCTTAGGGCTAAAATTTCATCAGGAACTAACTGTCCATTTGCATCAAACATCTCTGGATGTGTATACACTACTTGAGGTGTTGTTTCATAAGAATGTTGTCTTGCCATCCATCCTATCATACCTCCCACTAAAAGTGCAAGTAACGACACTACTGTTGTAAGTGTCAAGGTTACTACTAATGTTTCTGACATAGTACTCCTCCCAGAGATTTTATTTCTTTCTAATGTCCAGATAAAAATTAAAATGAAACACAATCTCTCTATTCCAGAGTGAAATTAGGTTTCCAAATTTTACCTGAAAGGTTTTTGGTTTTTCTACTTGCCTCCTATTACGCAACAATAATTCTACACCCCGATTAATTTGGGGTTTGTCATTATTTAGAGGTTCTTTTTTTTCTTCCAGGTTTTCTGTCATTGGAATACCTCACTGCATCTTCTATGATAGAAGCAAGATAGTTTTTTATCTTTCTTGCTTGTGGTTTAGGAATATGTCCATATGCTTCTCTCAATTGCTGATGCAAGTTATCTTTACCACCTTTAATATACTCCTGCAATTCTAGAACTTCATCAGTAAGTTCTTTTGCAGTCGAACTATGAAGAAAAGAATCGACTTCTGCTTTAGTTGTCTTACGATATTTTAAGAACTCATAAAACTTGAGTTGCATCTTCCCCTCGAAAGCATACTCAATGGCATGTTCTATCATATCATATACGTTGTCAAAATCGTCTTTCATTAGACTAACTGTTTCTCCTTTAGATACTGAACTGTTTCTGTACATCCACCAAGATTTGTAGAATCCAAAACAACTTGGGGGAATGTAGAACCCTCACCAAACTGTCCATAAAATGATTTTCTATCAAAATGTTCACCAAGTTTATAAACTACGTGTTTTAGACCTGCTATCTCTAAAACTTGCACAACTTTTGTACAATAAGGGCAACCTTCACGAGAGTAAACTGTAAAATTCATTTCTTCCTATTAAAAATTTTATTTAGTGTTATTGGTATCTTCTTGATACGCTTTTTTCATAAGACGGTCATGCTCTTCAGCACTTTCAATAATAGATTTCTTAAGTTCATCTAAACTCCAGACATTTTCTTCTGGTTCTAAATTACCGTGTTTTGCCATCTTTTCTCCTCGGTACTTGTATTGTCCATGACGATGAGACTAAATCAACCATCTCAAAATTCTTCTTAAACTCTTTTTCTCTTTCTTTCTTTTCTTTCTCCATTGTTATCTCAATGGTTTCAATAGATCTCTCACCATAATGATTTTCATTTATATCTAGGTATTCGAGAATTGCAGTGTCAACCATACTGTATAAAGTATCCCAAGTAAGTGTTGCTCTTAACTGAGATGCGATTTTATCCACATCATTCTCATCAAGATACTCACCCTTAACTATCTTCTTTGCATAATTCTCATACTCAGTTAAAAGTCTTGCTCTAATCTCTACCAACTCATTTAAGTTGATTAAGATAGAGTTGTCATCATAAATTGCTTTCATTAGATAAACTTCCTCAATTCTTCGAGAATATAAGTGTATGCTGTTACTATATCACCTTCATCCTTTCTAAACAAGTCCTTATCAAACTTTTCTTTCGTACCCTTCTTCCAAAGTCGCATATTGTCAGGTGATAGTTCATCAGCCAAGCATAAATTACCGTTAGAATCATAACCAAACTCCAATTTAAAATCTACAATATCAATATCCAACTGGGCAAATAAAATTTGAAAGTGATTGTTTATTTTTAATGCAGCATCTCTCATAGGTTCTGGATCAATACCCATCAACCCAACACGATCTGGTGTAAGTAATGGATCATCCTTTGCGTCATCCTTTAAAAAGTATTCTACAAGAGGTGGATTTAGTATAGTTCCTTCTCCCAAAGTAGTCTGTCTAACTATTGATCCAGCAGTAATGTTTCTTACGATAACTTCTACAGGAACAATCTCTAGTTTTGTACAGAGTAAAGTATCAAGTCCTTGAGTATCTAAGTAATGAGTTCTAATACCCCTACTTTCTAACATCTCAAAAAGTAATGCAGAGATAAGACAACATACCTTACCTTTACCTTCAGGATAATCTACTCTTCTACCATTACCAGCAGTTACCTTATCATGAAAATGCATATACACTTTCTCAGGTTCATCAGCCATACGATAAAGAGATTTTACTTTACCTTCTTGCAATAAACATTCTGCAGTTAATAAAGGTGCTGCTTTTGTATAAAAAATATTTGGTTGTTCTTTTGAATCTCCACTCATTTTTTTGTCGTGTTACTACGAGTTCTGTTGATGATAGATATAAACTTATCACCAGCAAATGTGCCACCAAGACACACATCAATCTCATCACCATCTACCCAGTTCATATCACCATTCATTTTGGTATGAGTCATTGCTAATTGAATTTTATCAATTACTTCTTGTGTTAATCTCATTAATCTTCTTCACAATGTTTTTCTACAATCTCTTGAACTACTTCACTAAAAGCATTACGTAATTCATATTCCATATCACTCTTATCTTTCTTTAACCTAGTAACAGTAATAGGTGGAAGTGTAAGAGTAGCAGTTATATCCCATAGACCAAGTTCTTTATTCTTGGTAGTTTTGATGTCAAGCATTTGTTTTCCTCTTTGGTACTTGTATTGTCCAAGATGGAGATATTAAATCAACCATCTCAAAGTTCTTCTTAAATTCCTTTTCTCTTTCTTTCTTTTCCTTCTCCATTGTTAGTTCAATGGTTTCAATACTTCTCTCACCATAATGAGTTCTATGTTCTGTAACAGCAGATCTTAAACCCATATAATCTAATATAGCACCATCTATCATGTGATAGAGTGTATCCCAAGTAAGTGTTTCTCTTAACTGAGTTGCAATCTTATCAACATCATTTTCATCAAGATACTCACCAGTTGATACTGCTTTTGAATAATCTTCATATTGAGTCAAAAGTTTTGCTCTGATCTCTACCAACTCATTAAGATTGATAGTAATCTTCACATCATCATAAATTGCCATTACTAAATCCCCAAAAGTTTTCTTTGACGTTCAAAGTATCCTCTAAGGATCCATGAACTACTATTCATTTTATCATTTCCACCAATACCATATTCAAACTCTATCCTAGAGTCTTTACCATACTTAATATTTTCAGGAGTATTATCTTTACCTCTATCACCACCATTACAGAAAATAACTGTTTCTGCAATTTCTAAACACTTACCAATAGCACCACATGCAGAACCTTCTTCATCATCTGGAACTGTAATTACAGCATCAACCATATCTAAATGTCTGATGATCTCAGCACGTTCAATCCAAGATTGGAAATATTGACCCTTTTTACGGGTCAACCACTCTTCAGTGTTAAGTCCAACTACAAGGTATCCAGATAGATCCTTTGCTCTTTCAAAGTATGATATATGTCCACTATGAATTGGATCAAATCCACCAGTAACAAGACTGACTTTTTTAAAAAACATTATCCAAAAGTAGAATCAGGTTCTAAAGCAATAAAGTATGTAAGATTATAATTTTCATTTACAAATTTAGATAATAACTTCTCAGATATAGAAACTTGATAAGTTCCTGGAAGAATCTTAATATTCTCTACCTTAAAGTTAAATGAGAATTTCTTATCTGTCTCTCCAACAACGATAGAGAAATCATTAGAAGTATCATTCTTCTTATCACGAACTACTAGATATACAGCACCATTACCACCAACAACAGAAAAATCAGGAAGTTGATATACTGCTGCAGCCTTCAATAGTTTTTCTAAACATGTACTCTCAAGTTTAAAACGAACATCTTCTGAAGGAAGAGTAATTTCTTTCTCAGGTGGAGAAATTATTACTGCAGGATCTGCAAAGAAATATTTAACTCTTCTTTTACCCTCACGAATAGTAAGATATGAGTCTTCTTTAAAATCCAATTCAGGATCCTGATGCAACCCAAGTCCATTTAAGAATTGGTTTAAATCATAGATAGCAAAATCACGAGAAAATTCTTCATCAATTCTAGCTTCGGCAAGAATATTCTTGGCAACTGAAATTGTGCGAAGATTATTCCCTTGTTTTACTAGAATAGAATTATTAATTCCAGCAAAGTTTTTTAAAATTGTGAGAGTCTGGTCAGATAAATTCATTGTTGTAGGTCTCAGTTTCATCATTAAGGCATGGTGTGATCAATATTACCACTGGTAAATTTTGGTTTACCGTAGTGCTCATCAAAATGTAAGAGTAGCATAGCATAATGTATGACTTTCATCAAGTCCTTCTTATTCCTTCCATCCTTACTTCCATAACGACTTCCATACTTGAGTATGTTTGCTTGACAAAAATCAGATGCAAGATCCCTAGATGCCATCAAGTCTATCGTTTGGACATTACGGTACTCATGTTTAGTACCTGTGTAATGTCCATTATAAGTACCTGATACATAATCTTTTATATCCTTAAGGATTTCATCCTCATGATACTTACTACGCAAATCTGACATTTTCTCTAACTCCTCAGCTAATAAACTCCATGCATTAACCATTATATCAGTTTATCTCCTTAGAGTCAAGTTCAAAATCAGCATCTACTTTATCATACAATTCAATAAAGGATTGCTTAGTCTCATCATCAAATCTATTGACACATACTTGAATTGCCTTTGCTTTATCATTAAAGATGCTGTAGGCACGAACAATATGAACCAATCTACGAGTACTAACGATTTCCTCTACACC